CATGGGGACGTGCTAACCGTGTTAAACTAGGTGGCTGGTTACTTGATTGCATCATGCAATGTAGTGGCTGGTTTACCAAGGAGAACAAACGAGAGGGTCGTAAAACAGTCCAGTACGTTGTACCTACGCCAGAGTTTATGGCTATCAAAGACCAAGTAATGCGTGATGCTGAGCTATTCAGTCCGCTTGCATGGCCGATGTTGATTGAGCCTAATGACTGGACAAATGACCGAGCTGGTGGTTACCTTTTGAACGAGGTAATTCGTGGTCATGAGCTAGTGCGTCGTGGACATGGCGGCCGTATACAGGGGGAGAAACCTCTTGAATTTATCAATAAAATTCAGAAGGTAGCCTACTGTCTAAATCCATTTATTGTAGAGATAGCGAAGCAGTTAGAAGAAAGAGGAAGACAAGTTGGAAAGTTCCTCCCGATAACTGACTACGATCTACCACCTAAACCAGTAGATATTGCAGAGAATGCAGAAGCTAGAAAGTCTTATAGAAGACAAGTAGCAGAGGTAATGAACCTCAAATCTCAAGAGTTTAGGAAGTCATGTAGAACTCGCATGACTATGGAAGCAGTAAAGAGGTTTAAAGGTAGGAGTAAGTTCTACATTCCGTGGTCTTTTGATTACAGAGGTAGAGCTTACCCGATCCCTGCTTTCCTTACACCACAAGATACCGACTTTGGAAAAAGTTTGTTGAGAAGTGCTGAGGAAGCTTTCATGACTCCTGAAGCTGAAGATTGGTTAGCCTTTCAGGTAGCTACTACTTGGGGTCTTGATAAAGCACCTATGCAGGAGAGATTACAATGGGTAAAAGACAATACCACATTCATCGAGCGTATTGTTTTAGATCCTATTGGGTGTCTTCCTGATTGGGAGTCTGCTGATGAGCCTTGGCAATTCCTTGCAGCTTGTGAAGAATACTATCGTTGTGTAGTAACTTGTGATCGTAGTTTCACTGGATTGTTTGTAGCAACAGATGCTACGTGTTCAGGTCTTCAGATCCTTGCAGGATTAGCTCGTGATAAGTCTACAGCACGTCTTGTAAACGTCCTGCCTGGTACTAAACCACAAGATGCTTATCAGGTCGTCTCTGACACTGCCAAGCCACATTGTCCTGAGTCCATTCAACCTTACATGGACAGGAAAACGGTCAAGCGCGTAGTCATGACCGTGCCTTACAATGCTAAACCTTATTCTAATCGTGGGTACATCAAGGACGCACTGAAAGAGAAAGGTGTAGAGATTGAGAAGGATGACTTGACTGCTACTGTTAAAGCAGTTAGAGATGCTATGCATGTTGTCGTCCCTGGTCCTATGGCTGTTATGGCTTGGATTGAGGATGAGGTAGCCAAGGCTATTGACAGAGGTGAGGATGAGTTAACATGGACAACACCATCTGGGTTTGTCGTTACTCAGAAGCTGATGAAGAAACAGACTGTTACCATCAAGCTTCAGTTACTGGGTCGTTGTGAGTTAGATGTGGCTGTTGATGATACCGAGAAGGTTGACAAGCAACACCACAAGAACGCAACAGCTCCTAACTTAATTCACAGTCTAGATGCTAGTCTTCTCCACCTGGCTGCTTTAAACTTTGATGCACCTATTGCTCTCATTCACGATTCTGTGCTTTGTCGTGCAACGGACATGTCTACATTGTCTGCTATTGTACGAGAAACCTACATGCACCTATTCGCAGAGCATGATTACCTTAGAGACTTTGCCCAACAGATAGGGGCAGAGACTGAACCACCGATCATCGGAGATCTGGAACCAGAATCCGTGATTGAATCCACCTACTTTTTTTGTTAATGACCCGCACCATCCACAAAACTGAACAGCCTGTTGTCCTTGAAGGTTACCAAGCTGTACTGAAGCCAAGCAAGTTTGGCTATTCGTTGTCTGCTCTTGTCGATTCTGATCTGGTTGAGAAGCTGGAAGAAGATCGTACTGAGTCCCTGAAGTGGGCTGAGACTAAACTCAAAAACCCTAAGCGTTCTACCCTCAAGCCTGAGCCTTGGGAAGAGGTGTCTGATGGTAAGTACAAGATCAAGTTCTCTTGGAATGAAGAGAGCAAGCCCCCTGTGGTTGACACTGAGGGTACTCACATCACCGATGAGAACATTCCTATGTACTCTGGTAGTCGTGTGAAGCTTGCCTTCTATCAGAAGCCCTACATCCTGCGTGATGGTATTACCTACGGTACCAGTTTGAAGCTTGTTGGTGTCCAGCTTGTAGCCTTGAATGGTGCTGCTGCTGTTGACACTGGTGATATGGCTGCTGAAGATGTGGCTGCACTGTTTGGTACCACCGCCGGGTTCAAAGCATCCGAACCAAACATTACCACCACCACTGAGGTGAGTGAGGAAGACGACTTCTGATGTATCGTTCAGGCTTAGAGGAGAGGGTCGCTGACCTTCTCTCTAGCTTGAAAGTCAGTTTTGAATATGAGTCACGCAAACTTGCCTATGTTCTACAATGCAACTACACCCCCGACTTTCTTTTACCGAATGGTGTCTTTCTAGAAGTGAAAGGACGCCTGACAAGCGAAGATCGAAGGAAGATGATTGCAGTGAAGAAGAGCAATCCCGACTTAGATATTCGGTTCGTCTTTCAAGCACCATTTAATAAGATCTACAAAGGATCTAAAACCACCTATGCCAAGTGGGCTGAGAAACACGGCTTCCCTTGGTCATCCTATCAATCCATCCCAATTGAATGGCTCACCTAAAATACGGCACAGTTGAATACTACGCAGATATGTTTGGCGATCTTCTCGCTGACGTAGATGGCGAAGAGGTTGCTACTGTTGACAACATCTTGGCTGGCTTCTATCTCGCACTAGACGACTGGTTTGACTATCACAAGAAACAAGCAGATGCATATGGAGAACTCCGAGTCCGAGTTCGTGAGGCACTTGCCGTGTGATACGTGCGGCTCATCGGATGCAAACTCTTTGTATTCCGATGGGCACACTTTTTGCTTTTCGTGCAATACGTACGATCACATCGAACCAAATGTCCACATTCATCAAATGTCTGCCCCAATTCAGATGCGTGGCTCAGCTGAACGGCTGCAGAAACGACGCATCTCAGAGAAAGTTTGCCAGAAGTACAGGATCCACAAGGACGGAGATGTACTTCGCTTCTATTACTTCAGTGAGTCTGGAGTCTTAGAAGGATGCAAAGTAAAAACCAAAGACAAGGTATTCACCTATGAAGGAACAGTTCCAGGCACCCTGTTTGGACAACATTTGTTTCCCGCCACTGGAAAACGAGTCGTTATCACTGAAGGAGAACTCGATGCAGCTTCATGTCAAGAAGCTATGCCGGGGTGGCCGATGGTATCTCTACCTAGCGGTGCCGCAGCGGCAAAGAAGTCGGTTCAACGGGCTATCCCCTGGCTCCAGGGTTATGAGGAGATTGTCCTGTTCTTCGACAATGACGACGCAGGCCGTAAGGCGACGGAGGAAGCAGCAAGCGTACTCCCACCTGGCAAGTGCAAGATTGCATCGCTCCCGAATGATTACAAAGATGCGTCAGACGCCCTTGTTGCCAATGACTCTCAAGCGATTCGTGAGGCTATATGGAATGCAAAGCCTTACCGTCCAGATGGGATCGTTGACGGGAAATCACTCCTAGAACTTGTAACTACTCCGACACCACCAGCTGATCATGACTACCCCTTCCAAGGACTCCAAGATAAACTTCATGGTATTAGATACGGAGAGCTTGTTACAATCACTGCAGGATCTGGTATCGGCAAGTCCTCATTTTGCAGGGAGCTTGCAACTTCACTTCTTCAAAGAGGAGAACGAGTCGGTTACCTGGCTCTTGAAGAGTCAAACCGAAGAACTGCTCTTGGGCTAATGTCCGCAGCAGTTGGCAAATCACTGCACCTTGGAGAACATGATCGAGAGACTCTTGTCGATGCGTACGAAAAGACCCTTGCTGATTGGAATCTTTATTTATTCGATGGGTTTGGTTCTTTTGACCCAGACCTGATTTATAATCGTATTGAGTATCTGGCAACAGGTCTTGATGCAAAGGTCATCTTCCTTGATCACTTGTCTATCCTGCTTAGCGGGCTTGATGGTGATGAACGGCGGATGATTGACACCACTATGACCCGACTGCGCTCTCTTGTTGAGCGTACTGGCGTCGCAATGTTCCTCGTCTCCCACCTCAGGCGAACATCTAACGATACTAACCACGAGGAAGGAGCCCGTGTTACACTTGGACAACTGCGCGGAAGCGCGGCAATTGCACAACTCTCTGACGGAGTTATTGCACTCGAACGCGATCAACAGGCCGCAGCTGGAGGAAGTAATACAACAGTGCGAGTCCTTAAAAATCGCTATTCGGGCGAAGTTGGCATCGCGTGCAATCTGAGCTATGATCTATCCACCTGTAAATTCAATGAAACTCAACCAGAACCAGAGTTTGACGCAACCACGGACTTCTAAGGAGTCGTGGGATCGAGCATTCAATTATCTTGCTCAGCTGAAACGCCCTAATCCTCCTACTCCTGAAGCTGTAGCTAAAGCACAGTTCGTTGACAAAACATACCACTGGAAAGGCGCTGCTTCAAATAAGCAATGACTACACTAATCTTTGATATTGAGACAAACGGATTGTTGCATGATGTTACCCACATCCACTGTCTTGGCATCTATGATACGGAAACCAAACAGACTCTTGTCTACAATGACGAGGGAAATACTGAACCACTTACTCGTGGTATTCAACGTCTTGAAGACGCAGATCTCATTGTGGGTCATAACATTATTAACTACGACCTTCCTGTTATCCGTAAACTATATCCTTGGTTTCAAAACGCTGGTAGGGTTCTGGATACTTTGGTTCTTAGCCGTTTGTATCACGCTGATATTCTGAAGACAGATCAAAAGCGCAACTGGGCTAAGATGCCAATGCAGTTGTACGGTCGTCACTCACTTGAATCCTACGGCTACAGGCTAGGGGAATACAAAGGTGACTACGGTAAAACCGCTGACTGGAAAGAATGGAGCAATGAGATGCAAGACTATATGATACAAGACGTTGTTGTTACTACTAAACTTTGGAACCATTTTCAACCATACCTGAATGGGTCACGCTAGAACACCGTGTCGCAGAGATTCTCACTGAACAAGAACTGCATGGATGGTTTTTTGATGAGCAAGCTGCATGGCAACTTGAATCGTCTCTCAGACAAGAACTTGAAGAGCTTGATCAATTACTACGCCACAGGTACCCTTACGTTGCAGGAGCGGAGTTTACTCCTAAGCGACCTAATCGAACCCAAGGCTATATAGCAGGTGCCACATTCACGCGCCTAAAAGAATTTAGTCCATCAAGTAGAGATCACATTGCGTGGATTCTACAGACGTTACACGGTTGGGAACCTGAAAAGGTAACTAACACTGGTAAGGCAACCATTGATGAGACAGTTCTCAAAGACATAGGAACAGAGGAATCTCTGCAATTCTTGAGATGCTTTGAGTTAACTAAACAACTTGGTATGCTGAGCGAGGGTGAGAATGCCTGGTTAAAGCTAGTCCATAACCACCGAATACATCACCACTGTTCTGTAGCCACGAACACTTTTAGATGTGCACACCGCCGTCCAAATTTAGCCCAAGTTCCAAGTGAATCCGCATTTAGAAGACTCTTTAGAGCCACGCCCGGCCTTGTTATGGTCGGCGCTGACCTTGCTGGCATTGAACTCCGCATGTTGGCTCATTATCTGGCTCGCTATGACGAAGGTCGTTATGCCGACGTTCTCCTCAACGGTGACATTCACCAAGAAAATGCTGACAAGATCGGCATTAGTCGTAAACAAGTAAAGACAGTTACTTATGCCTTTTTATACGGGGCTGGCGATGCCAAGCTGGGAAGAAGCTATGATCCGCAACTCTCAGAAAAAGAAGCAAAGAAGAAGGGCAAGGAGATACGTCAGGCTTACATGGATGCAGTTCCTGGACTTGAGAAGCTGGTTACTGCGGTTAAGTCCAAGGCGGAATCTGGTTACATCAATCTCTGTGACAATCGCCGCTGCAGCGTTGATGGTAGCCACAAGGCCCTCAACTACCTCTTGCAGGGATCTGCCGGAGTATTAGCGAAGCGTTGGCTGGTTATCAACCATGACAACACCCAAGATCTTTGCTGCTCACAACTAGCATTTGTACATGACGAACTACAATTCGAGTGCGACCCATCACACGTGGATGCACTACGAACATCCCTGGTACGCTCAGCTGAGGAAGCTGGACGCTACTACAATCTTAGAATCAAAATCGAAGCCGAAGCACAAACCGGCAACAACTGGAGTGAAGTACACTAATGGCAGTAAAATCTAAAACAGCATTGGGACGAGTACAATTCAAGTCCCGTGCTAAATTCAAACACACCCGTCAAGGTCAAGGCACTCGCTCTCTTCCTTCGCATGGGCGCAAGCTCAAGCGGGGGCAAGGTAAGTGAGTCTATTGATTGATGCAGACTTTATTGTATACAAAGCCTGTGCAGCAAACGAAACTGAAATCGACTGGGGAGATGATGTTATCGTCGTCACCAGCAGATTCAGCGAAGCCTACGCAATGGTCGAACGAGACCTCTATAGGATCGCAACAGATCTTGGATGCTTCGATGATTCTATTTTGTTTTTTACTGATAGCGTCAACTTTCGTAAACGTATTGACCCAGCGTATAAAGGACATCGAAACCGAAAGAAACCGTGCGGCTACCGGCGGGTCATCAACAAACTCAAGGAAGAATACAACGTTGTTGTGATGCCTGAGTTAGAAGCTGATGATGCTCTTGGCATCTACGCTACTAAAGAACAGGGGCACATTATTTGTTCTCCTGATAAAGACATGCGACAAATACCTGGAGACTTGTATGATTTATCTGATGGAGTTGTCACCATCACCAAAGAAAAAGGTGAGCATTGGCACTACGTTCAGACGTTGGCTGGTGACCAGACTGATGGATATAGCGGAGTTCCTGGATTCGGGATCAAACGAGCAGAAGCCTTCTTTGAAGAGAACGGCTACTCGTGGCAGTCGGTTGTCAAAGCCTTTGAATCAAAGGGACTTGATGAGTCTATTGCACTCCAAAATGCAAGGCTCGCCAAGATTCTACAGCATACCGATTATGACTTCGATACCCAGTCCGTCAAGTTATGGACCCCCACCACCAATAGTTGAACTAACTATGGAGCAGCAGTTTAAGATGCGTCAGATCGAAGATGCACTTAAACATCCTGACTCTGCTAAGGAAGATATTATTACTATCTTTCTAGCACTACAAAAACAGAACTTTGTTCTTGGTAATTCACTCACTAACCTTGTAAAAAATTGGCCGAAACCAACTCAATTGGACCCCAGTACTATCGACGAGGTTCTATCCAAGTTTGGGATTTCATCCGAGACCAACGATTGAACTTCCATCTCGGTAACGCAATCAAATATATCTGCCGAGCTGGTCACAAAACAGATGACCGTAAGAAAGACCTTCGTAAAGCAATCCACTATCTACAGAATGAACTCGAAAACGAAATCCTTAATGAGTCAAGCCAAAGAGTTTCGGCGTGGCTTTCAAGTGACGAACAATATTGGGACTCGTTCACGGGAGATGCAGAAGCGTTTGATCGTTGAAGAGTTCAAAGAATTTCTAGAAGCTGAGCAGCAGTTGCTGTATGGCTTCACACGTAACGCTGAGGATTGCCTCAAAGAACTTGCAGACCTTGTGTATGTCTGCTATCAATACGCTGCTAATCTTGGTTGGGACCTGGATGAAGCAATGGACCGTGTGCACCAAAGCAACATGAGTAAGCTTGGTGAAGATGGTCAACCTATCCGTCGTGAAGATGGCAAGGTTCTCAAAGGTCCCAACTATCAACCACCAAACCTTACTGATCTCGTTTAATAATGTCCGCCACTACCAAAGAACTTATCGCTCGTACTGGGCGAGTACAGTCATGGATTGACGATCCCACTAGCCGCCTACCTGTCTCCTGCACTGTCTTCGTAGTGGAGGATTCGATGGAAGGTCCAGATGGAATCGAAGCCTCATGGCGATTTGTCAGCCACGCTCTCCGACATGGAGCGGGCGTTGCTGTACATCTATCTAAGCTCCGTGCAAAAGGAGCAGAAAATGGCAAGGGTCTTGTGGCTTCTGGCCCGGTGTCCTTCGCAAAGATCTACTCTACTCTCAATGAAGTCTTAAGGCGTGGGGGTGTCTACAAGAATGGTGCTGTGGTGTGCCACCTTGATGTACTTGAGTTCATTCAAGCATCACGTGCTGAGCTTCCTTGGGTAAAGCGTTGTGTTAACATCAACGATTACTGGTGGGAAGAAGCTACTCCTAATGTTCGACAAGCTCTTCTTCAAGGTATCCGACAAGGTGACATCTGGCTTAACAAAACCAAAATTGATAAACATGGGAATCGAATCCGTGGGAACGTATGCTTGGAGGTGTATCTGCCGTCACGGGGAACCTGTCTCCTGCAGCATGTCAACCTCGGGGGATGCGAACTCAATGACATTCAAAGTGCATTTGTCCACGGAATGTCCGAGCTGTGCGCCCTCCATGGAAAAACAGGTGTCGGAGATAGCGGGGAGTACCTCCCTCCAGAGACGGATCGCCAAGTCGGTTTGGGCATGCTCGGACTGGCCAACCTGCTCCGTCGCTCTGGAGTAACTTACAAAGAGTTTGGTGAGGCTCTTGAAGCTCTCAATAACAAATCCGAATACGGGCACACGGCTGCTTCTGTCTTGGCTCATGAACTGAGAGCTGGTATTACTGCAGCAGCTCAGGTAGCACGGTTCGCCAACATGGACAGAGCCTTCGCTATCGCCCCTACAGCGTCCTGTAGCTATCGTTATAAGGACTTGGATGGGTACACCACCTGTCCTGAGATTGCCCCTCCCATAGCCCGTCAGGTGGACCGTGACAGCGGTACGTTTGGCGTCCAGAGCTTTGACTACGGTCCTGTTGAGATCGCGTCTGAGGTTGGCTGGGAAGACTATAATAAAGTGGTAGACGGTATCATGCGTATGCTTGATAGTACCGGACTTCTCCACGGTTACAGCTTCAATAGTTGGTCTGATGTGATCACCTATGACGAAGCGTTTATTGAAGATTGGCTGCGTTCTCCGCAAACCAGTCTCTACTATTCGCTTCAGGTAATGGGTGACACTCAAGACAAGACCAGTGCATACGCTGCATTGGATGAGTCAGAGGTCGATGATTACCTGGAGTCGATTCTTAATGATCCTGCTCCTGATTGTAATTGCGGCGAATGAACCCCTATCAAAAACTTCTTGGACGTAAAAGAACCTGGACACCTGTCCAAACAACTGCTGGTACTCTTGTCGAAGGTGCGGAAGAAGCTATCTACCGTGCTCTGGCAATCCGACATATGGAGCTTCCGGTAGGAGACTTTATTCATGATGCACTTAAAAATGAAGTACCGGAGATGGCAAGGGATCTCCTTCTGTCCAATATCAAGGACGAGGAGAATCACGACCTTGCACTTGGTTACATCGCCAATGCTATCGGCGTTGATGAAAAGGCTGAAGAAGAAGCCAAGCGTCTCCGCGACGCCTGGATTGCTCATCCAGATCATACAATCCTCAAAGCGTTGGTTGCCGAACGTGCGATTTTCTTTGTGCTCCTCCCGTTCTTCCGATTTAACGGTGATGCGGGACTACGTACCGTAAGTGCTGACATCAGTCGTGATGAACAAGTGCACGTTGCCACAAATAGTTTGGTTGCTCGTGAGCTTAACCTCGATTGGAGTCCTAGTCTGGATAAGCTACGTAAGGCAACTATCAACTGGGTGCTTCAACCTCTTGGTAACTCACCCTCTAAATATTTGAACAAAAAATTTTGGCTGGATGCAAGCGATCGTTTGATGTATGAGGGTAAAGCTCCTGAGCTTGCCGACACCAAACGTGCTAGGATGCCTGCCTTCTTTGAACATGCAAACCCCAATCTCCCTCAATACGCTTAACCTTCTGACTGTTGAACGGTTGTTGGATGAGCTAGAGGATCTTTATCCACCAATCAATCCCACTCCCGATACTCCAATTAATCAGATCATGTATAGGTCTGGCCAAGCAAGTGTCGTGGAGTGGATCCGTACACGAATTACTCAAGAGGATTAACATTATGTGCCCTGGGAATCAACGGCGCCGTGAGCATCATCGTGCACAAGAAACGATGCGAGCAGAGACTGCTCAACGGAATATTTTTGAACAAGCTCAACGTGATCGTCAAGAAGAAATGGCTCGTATGGCAGCCATGCAAGCTGACGCTGACCGGCGTCAACAAGAAGCACTGAGAGCTATTGCTGAAAGTTCTAGACAACCCTTTAAAGTTAAGACTGCTGCTGACGCTACAACTCCTTTGATGCGTACTCGTCAAAAGCAAGACACTGCTAACCTTGCATCACTTCGTATCAACCGTACTCCTGGCACTAACATTGGCATGGGTACAAGTGGAACTAACATTGGTTAATTAGATGGACGCTAAATCAAGGTACGATCATCTAAGTAGTTACCGTACTAACTTTCTCCAAACTGCGGTTGAATGCTCTGAACTTACAATCCCTTATCTCATCCAACGTGATGAGCATCGGATCACCCACAAAACCCTTAGACAACCTTGGCAATCAGTAGGCGCTAAGTCGGTAGTTACCTTGGCAGCAAAGCTTATGCTTGCTCTGCTTCCTCCCCAGACTACTTTCTTTAAGCTACAGATCCGTGATGATAAGCTAGGCACAGAGCTGCCTGCTGAGATCCGATCTGAACTAGACCTGAGCTTTGCCAAGATTGAACGTATGGTGATGGATTCGATTGCTGCTTCCAGTGATCGTGTCGTTGTTCACCAAGCTATCAAACACCTTGTTGTTGGTGGCAATGCGTTGATCTTCATGGGTAAAGATGGGCTGAAGCATTACCCATTGAGCCGCTACGTAGTGGATCGGGATGGTAACGGTAACGTAATTGAGATCGTCACCAAAGAATTGATCAACAAAAAGCTTCTTCCTAAGGAGCTACAAGAAAAGAACAACCAAGTCAACGATCGTAACTACGCTCATGAAGATGACGTAGAAGTCTATACCCACGTACGCCTTGACAACAATCGTTGGCTGTGGCATCAAGAAGCCTTTGGTAAACGTATCGAAGGCACTGAAGGTAAAGCTCCTAAAGAAGCTAACCCTTGGTTGGTCCTTAGATTCAACTCCGTTGATGGTGAGAACTACGGACGAGGTAGAGTCGAAGAGTTCCTTGGTGATCTCAAGTCTCTTGATGCACTCTCTCAGTCCCTTGTAGAAGGCTCTGCAGCAGCCGCTAAAGTTGTCTTCGTGGTATCACCCTCAAGTACTACCAAACCGGCCACCATCGCCCAGGCAGGCAACGGTGCGATCGTTCAAGGTAGACCTGAAGACATTGGTGTTATCCAAGTTGGTAAGACCGCTGACTTCTCTACTGCTGCTAACCTTGCTGCTACTCTTGAACGTCGAATCTCTGAAGCATTCCTTGTTCTTACTGTTCGTCAGTCTGAACGTACAACTGCTGAAGAGGTACGACTCACTCAGATGGAACTGGAACAACAACTTGGTGGACTATTCTCCTTGTTGACTGTTGAGTTCCTTATCCCTTATCTTAATCGTAAACTGCTGGTACTGCAACGTTCTGGTGAACTTCCAAAGATTCCTAAGGATCTTGTTAACCCAACCATCGTTGCTGGTATCAATGCACTTGGTCGTGGTCAAGACCGTGAGTCCCTCACTGCCTTTATCATGACTATTGCTCAGACACTTGGACCTGAGGCTATGCTACAGTATGTCAATGCAGACGAAGCAATCAAACGTCTTGCAGCTGCACAAGGTATCGACG